GCTCAGTGATGTTTCTAATGCTATTGTTGATCTCTCTAACAGGTGGGTTTTGGAACCCTCCCTCAGGGTTTTTACTTCTGTAGTAAAATACACCAGTCTGTTCGTAGATGTCATGAAGCTCCAAAGGCTGCAGCTCACCACCCTGACCAAGCTGGACATTCTCCAACCCCTCAATGTCGATTACCAGTCCGTCAGGCTTTGCCTTGGCGATGGCCTGCTGCAACTTCAAGTGGGTAATCTGAAGCATGTCTGCAAAACCAATACACCCGTCCACCATGGATTTCGGTATCATGTTCCGCATGTTTGTGGCAACGACAGAATAAGACAGCCTGGTCTTGCTGAGGTCATGAATGTTTCTGGGCATATTGGCCTTCAATCCATAATTGAAGATTACGTCTGTGCCCATAATGTAGGTTCCGCAGTAGACGTTCTCTATGTCCATACGGTGCGGGACTCTTTCAAAGACCCCACCCATGTATTTCTTCTCTTTGTTTCCAAACCCCTTATAGAAGAAGTTAGTGTTTCCGAATCGGTTCTCTTTCTCTTCGTAGTTCATAGTGTCCGTGGATATGAACTCAAAATCCATTATGGTCACCATGTACTCTTCGTAGCCGTTCGTGTGCTTGTTAGTGAACTCATCGTAATACGTAGAGTTCGGGTTAGTCCAAACGTCATTTTTGTTCTGCTTGGCTACCTTCTGAACCTTCTTCAGATCATCCTCAGACAAGGACTCACCCGCCATCCGCTTGAGCTCAGAGATCGGAATCTTTCTAATGTGACCTGCGTAAACGAGGTCCTCAAAGTTGGGGTCCTCGGTAAAGCTATGGATGAACATTCCAGGGTCTACATACTCCAAGGAGATACCGTAGCTAGGGTCGTTGACTCTCCGAGAGACGGCCATACCCACAGAGACGAGGTCGTTTACACACCTACGGTACGTTCCGTCCACATAGTCATTCCACTCCAGCGTCATGTGCGCCCCAATTTGGGCTGCCATCTCTGCTGCTGTTCTGACGTTTGTGTCGAACAGCATTTCCATCTCCTCCGTGGTCTCAGGGAGCTGCTCTGGGTCAACGCCACCCATTTGAGCGCCACCCGTCATCTGCTTCAACTCGATCAAGTCCTGTCTGTTCTTGATCTGGTTTTCCATAGACTTCTTCTCTCTGTTCTTCTCAGATTGAGAGATAGGGTCTACGGCTTCGAGGTTTGGGTACGGCTTCTTAGAGAGAATCTTATTGACGACAATACGCGCAAACTTTGAGAGAATAGGAACGGCGGTAAAGTCAAGATTAACAAGACTACCATCACCATTGTTAGGGTCAAGAGACGTAAGGATTTGCTTATAAATCGTAGTATCCTGAGTGCCATTGGCGTACTCTCTGTTTCGATCAAAGATCTTATTTCTCTTTCGGAAAATGGAGTTTGAATTGTCGGCATTTCCCCATTGTGCTTCTATGGCCTTGGCATACCGCAAACCGTACTCCTTCTGCTCCTTTTTGTCCTTAGGAAGCAGCGGGTCTGGGAAGTTAGAGGAGTATACTTTGCTGGTATCCTGCATTTAAGCCACGTTGTCTAAAATGCAAATATATTAAATCCGCTGAATACCTTTATATCTGCGAAAGAACCGCTTCTCGTTGAAGTTGGTCGGCTGTTTTATAGGTTTTACTTTTTGAGCCGCTAAAAGAGCAAGACCTGAGCTAATAGTAAGGTCGTACTTGGTTCTGTTGTTTATGTCGTACCCAATCCAGTCCTCAAGAGTGCTGTTGAAGTACATACTGCCCATCTCTCCAGTCTCTCTGTTTATTCCTACGTGAGAGTGTATATACGCCTCAATAGCGTGGGCGTGAGACTGGATGATGTCTACCGAGTTGGATGGAATGCCCTTGGTCTTGACTTTCGAGGTGTGAGCTGGGGTCTTCAGGTGGTCGGGGCGCTCCATCAAATACCCGTCATACCCCCTGTCCTCAAAGTACCTTGCTATCCCGTACTTGTTGTTCTCTATCAGAATAGGGTACCCGTAGAAGAACGCCGCCATAAGGACATCTTCATAAAAGATTTTAGCCAGTGGCGGACGGGAAGCGTACTCAACAACAAACATATTAGCAGGTACCTCCATATTGAACTTGTTGTAAAGATGAAGCGCACCTTTGGATCCTCGGCCATCCACAGTAGCGTCGAGATCGTAGCTATCCACACCGCCAGTGCCAATATGACTATGAGGCGCGACCAGTTGTCCGTTTGTTTCCAATCTGACATTTCTTAACTCGTTTGGGGGCATCCAGGCAACCTTAAACCTGCCGTTCGGGTCGGGCTTAAATGAAACCTCTGTGTCCTTTTGTCCATTCTTCCATACAAAGTTACCTCTAACGACTGGATTAGGGAATAAGTCGTCATTGTATTGTATTTGCTCGTATATCTGCCCGATATTAAACAGGCTGCCTTCAATGCTGTCTCGAAAAGCCTCATCTGTGGTGAACGGGAACTGCCGAATCACCTCGTTGAGCTCAGACGGGTCATGAGTGAGCGCTTCACGCTCGTTCTTCAGGTACGTCTTGGCCCCTATCGTGATGTCCTCTCCGTCGAGGCCCTCGACAGGCGACTCTGGATCTTCCACTACTGGATTCCCGTACTTATCAAAGAAACCCTCTAGAGCCTCATACGCTGGGACAAACAGACGATATAGGCCAGACCTAGTCCTCCCATTCGAGTTCCTCTCCATCGGGTCCGAATCGTCCCAGAGGTCCTTGTATTCCTTTCCACCCTTGTCCATTGGATTTACGGTGCTTCCGACCATGGCCTTTCCGACGATTTTTCGGCCCACGATCAAACATGTCCTCTGAATCCTCCATGCGTCTCTGATGTCTGTAGGTTTTTCCCATTTTCCTGCCTCATCTAAATACAACAGGTGAAGCTTCTCACCGTCGTATGCGTTGTTAGTAGTGTTTTTCCAGTTTATGACCGTGTCCAGAGCATCGCCAACCCTTGCTGTTTTGTTTTTCTTCGTAATCTTTTTTGATGGTTCTCTAAATGCAAGCTCCATCCTAGGGTTGGTGGTACCGTCCTGGATGGGCTTGAAGAAGAAGGGGTAGTACCTAAACATACTCACCACCTTTTTCATGAAGATGTTTTCTTGAGCGTCCTTACCAGTCTTCGACTGTATGCCCAGAAGCTTTTCTTTGACTTGAGTAGCCTCGTCAACCAAGATAGACGAGCAGATATTGGTATACCCGCTACGCCTACACTTGGTATATAGCTGCCCAATGCAGCGCTTATCCGCCTCACACGCCGCCAGGTGCAGGAAGATGTCTCTTTGAAAGCTTAAATAGCTAGGGTATCCGACGTCAAATCGGGTCCATTGGAGTGCCATGTAATGCCTCCCAGTAATATACGTAGGGACACCGCAATTGTAAAACCAAACCCCCTCACGTCTACGCTTAAACTCTTGTTCGATATAAGGACGGAAACGCTCACGGAACTCTCTGGGCATTTCGCCCCATTCATCCATAGAACCAACCCTTTGCAATTCTTTCGGCATAGGTATGCGCGTCCACATTTGCATAGCTCGTGGCTTCTCGCTGAATAGGATCTCACTCTTGGGTGGTCGCTTGGGTAAAGCAATGCTAATTCCACCGAGTTCAACGATCTCTCCAACTGTACCGTTGGGATCAATGATGATATGTTCAGTTTCATTATTCAATTTCAGCTTTCTTTAGTGCAGACGCTATAACCTGATGCATATCGTAGTACTTATACTCGGCCAGCCTCCCCCCAAATATTACATTATTTTCTTTATCGGCAAGAGACTTGTAAAGCTTGTATCTGCGTTTACTTTCTTCGTCGTAGCAGGGGTAAAATGGCTCTCCAGACGACTGAGGATATTCTCTACTAACTATAGTTTTCTTTTGCCCTCTGTCTCTAAACCATTTGTGCTCTATAGATCTTGTATACGGAGTTTCCTCATCAGTAAAGTTCATAACCGCACAGCCCTGGTGGTTTTCATAATCCATCACCTCCGTCTCCCACCTAAGGCTCCTGTAGTTTAGTTTGCCATAACAAAA